CCGCATCCGCCGCTTGCGTCGTGAGTCCCGCCATGCCAGGTGCTCCTCGTCGCTCTTGAGGAACTCCACCAGCCGGGCCTGGCCCACCTCTTCGGCCTTGGCACGGATCGCCTGGATCCCCGCTTCAATGATGCTGTTGACCAGCGTGGTGTTGGGAACCGCCTCCAGGTTCCCCACGCCAGTCAACTGCCGCAGGGCCACGGCTTCGTCGGTGTCGGGCTGCTTGAGGCGCGTGACGAAGTCCGCCTTCTCCCCTGTCAGCCGTGTCGTTGTCTTCAACTCGCTCATGCCATCAATCTACCGCGAAAACGATGGCAGAACACCTAGACTTGTGCCATCACCTTATCGATCAGATAATGCCCCACCCGTACGGCACAACCACTCAGCCCTCAATGGCAATCATCACGTCCGCTGGGCTCTTCTGTGCAGAGGTGCGGGCGGTGTCAGCAGCGTCGTCCCAGCGCCCCTCACTGGCGGCGCGGACGGCGTCGGCAGGGTAGCGGCGGTGGTTCCCTCTGGTGCGCACGGACCGGAGCTGCCCGTTGCGTGCGTACTTGGCGAGGGTGCGCGTGTTCACAGCGAGCAGGGATGCGGCTTCACGAGGCGTCAGCAGTACTTCGAACTCATGCTCGATGGGGTCGCCGTCGGTGTCAACGAGAGGTCGGTGCGTCATGTGGTCTCCAATGTCGACAAGTAATCAGATCCACACAACGGTATACCTACAAGATCCACACTAAGGAAGCACTTGTCGGAAAATTTTTATTTTTCCCTGACGGTCTCTGGAGACTTCCGGCCACCCAGAACCCGGATAACAGAAAACTGCTGTGATCTGCGTCACTAGAGACGTTGAAAGTTTTATAAGAAATAGATCATCCGTATACTTAAACTGACGCCGCTGACCCTCTCTGCCTGGTCGGCGTGTGCGTGCGGAAAGCGCCTGGCTACCACGATGGCCGGGCGCTTTTGCATTTATCCATGGAGAGGGAAGGCGACGGGCATGCACGAAGACAACCTGCCCACGCCCTTCGAGTCGGACGAGGACTTCTTCCCCGAGAAGGCCCCCGAAGGCCATCCGAAGTACCACTCCTGGAAACGTGACCGTGAAGCGTCCCGGCTCGCCGCGATCGGACACTCCCTGGAGGAGATCGCCGAGACGCTGAACCTGCGCGACTCCATCACGGGAGAGTTCGACCCGCGGCGCGCAGCCAAGGCCGTTCAGCGCGGTCTGACCACGGTGTACCGGTTCACCACCGACGAGATGCGGCTGCAGGAACTGCAGTCCCTCGACGAGATGGAACGTCACCTGTGGCAGTCGCTGCGGCGCGAGCACGTGCTGGTTCAGCAGGGACGCGTCATCATGATCGAGGGCGCGGTCGTCCAGGACGAACGCTTCGTGCTCGAAGCCCTGGACCGCATCCTGAAGATCAAGGAGCGCCGGGCAAAGTACCTGGGCCTGGACGCGCAGATCCGCCTGTCCGTCGAGGCCGACCAGATCGGCGGCGAGATCGCCCAGCTGATTGCCATGATCAACGCCACCGACGACGCCACCCGAGAGGCCGTGGCCCCCGCGCTCAGCGAGGAGACAGCATGACACTGCGCGCCCAGTTCACCTTCGCTTCTGTGCTGATGCTGGCCGGAATGCTGCTGACGGCCTACGCCTTCTACACGCTGGACGGCCATCCGAAGATGTACCTGCCCATCGTGGCCTGGGCAGCCTGTGTGGAGTACACCGTCGGCCGGATCTGGTGGAACGACGCGCGTATCGCGTATGCCAAGTGGCGCACCCGTCCCTGATAGTGAAGACTGTCCGCCGAAGGAGACGAGAGAAAGCGAGAGAGGGGCAGTGATGGAAGCACAGGCTGTCAAGGATGCCACGCAGGCTGACGGGCGCGACACCTCGCGCAAGCTCACCCCGCTCGGGGCGATCAACACCCGCGAGGCCGCGCTGCGGTCCGGATGGGTGGCGGAAGCCGCAGCTCAGCGACGGGGCGGAACAACCACCTTCAACTCCGCGGTATAGCCGTCCAAAGTCAGCACCACAAAGCGGGCCTTCCCATAGGCCCGCTTTTGCTTTGCCGTCTCAATGTTCATGACGCGAGGAGCCGTCCATGGCCGACTGGGTGGTCACTGACGGACCGCTGTGGCAGAAGCTTTCCGAGGTTCGGCGCACGGAGATCAGCACCTGGCTGCGCATGAACGGGGTCAGTCCGAGGCTTGTGCCGGTGGACGCAACCGTCATGGTCGCCGAGTCCGCTCCTGGCATCTGGGAGATCCGCTACGAGGAGTACCCGACAGACAGGGACGGCAACATCGTCTTCATCGACACCGACTCCGCTGGCATTCAGGCCCGTTCGGTGCCGCTGGTCATCGATCCACCCATGCACTGGCTGATTCCGGCGGTGCCCACAAGTTGAACCGTGGAGGCCGCATGTATGAGTACGCGGCCCGCCTGGTCCGTGTGGTCGACGGGGACACCTGGATCTTCGACATCGACCTCGGCTGCTCAGTGTGGATTCACGGCCGCCGCATCCGTGCTGCGAGGATCAACTGCCCTGAGGTGTCAACGGATGCGGGCCTTGCCGCCAAGTCGTACGCCGTGGACTGGTTCGCCCACTACGCCCCTGACGGCATGGTCACCCTGCAGACCCAGATGGATCACAGCGACGACTACGGACGACTGCTCGGGACTGTCCTGGCTGGCGGCCACAACCTCAACGACGATCTCCTCGCGGCGGGATATGCCGCCGTGTACGCATGAACGCAGGCTGAAGCCTTCGAAGGAGCGCACATCGTGCTGGACCTTCTGTGCTATCTGCTCGCCCTCATCTTCTCCGGACTGGCGGTCTTCTCTGGCCCGCCGCTTCCCTCTCTTGACCGTCTTCGGCTTCTGGCCGCCGGGTTCACATGTTTCGTGATCCCGTTCCTCGTGCACGCCGCTCACTCCATGTAGGAAGCCATGACGACCGACCTCGGCGGGCTGGACGTCGAGGCCATGCAGGCGCTCGTCGAAAAGCTGGTTCGTACAGGCGACACCAAGCGCCTGAAGCTGGTCCACGCACAGCTCAAGGCTGCGGTGGACCGAAAGCAGTCCCTGACCCGGCAGTCCAAGTACATGGCTGATCCGGAGTTGTGGGTGACCGAGCGCCTTCAGCAGGCGGTCTGGTCGAAACAGCGGGACATCCTGCAGTCAGTTCGGGATCACCGCCGTACGGCCGTCCACAGTTGTCATGGCATTGGCAAGTCACACGTGGCAGCGCTGGCAATCTCCTGGTGGCTGGACGCCCACCCGCCTGGCGAAGCGTTCGTGGTCACCACGGCCCCGACGACTGCGCAGGTGCGTGCGATTCTCTGGCGCTACGTGCGCCGGTTCCACAAGTCGGTGGGTCTGCCTGGCCGTGTGAACCAGACGGAATGGCTGATTGACGAGGAGATCGTCGCCTACGGCCGTAAGCCTGCTGACCAGGACGAATCGGCCTTCCAGGGTATTCACGCACGGTACGTGCTCGTCGTCATCGACGAGGCGTGCGGCGTGCCCGAGCAGTTGTGGGTTGCCGCCGACGCGCTGGCCACCGGCCCGGACTGCCGCATCCTCGCGATCGGCAACCCGGACAACTCGGCTACGCACTTCTTCAAGGTGTGCCAGCCGGGATCAGGCTGGAACACGCTGAGCATCTCCGCTTTCGATTCCCCGAACTTCACGGGCGAGCCGGTCAGTGAGGCAGTGGCTGCGTCGCTGGTGTCGAAGGTGTGGGTCGAGGAGAAGAAGCTGGACTGGGGCGAAGACAACGCCCTGTACCGTTCCAAGGTTCTCGGCCAGTTCTCCGTGGACGCCGCGGATACGGTGGTGCGCGCCTCGGACGTGGCCGCCTGCCGGATCGACCCGGAGACGAAGTACTCTCCCGCCGACCTGTCCCCCGTTGAACTGGGTGTGGACGTCGGTGGTGGATCCGACGAGACGGTCATCCGTGAACGTCGTGGCATCCTGGCTGGTCGTGAGTGGCGCATCCGCACCGACCGGCCGGAGAAGATAGCCCCGCTGGTCCTGCGAGCACTCAGGATCAGCGGCGCAACCAAGGTGAAGATCGACTCGATCGGTGTCGGCTTCGGTGTGATCGGTGAGCTGCGCAACGCGGCCCGTCGCGGTGAGCATCAGGCGCAGATCATCGGCGTGAACGTTTCGGCGAACCCGCGGGACAAAAAGAAGTTCGTGAACCTGCGTGCCGAAATGTGGTGGACGATCGGCCGGGAGTTCTCCTCCTCCGGCTTCTGGGACCTGTCCCAGATGGAGAACCCCGACACGGCGTGCGCCCAACTGCTGTGGCCCCGCTGGTTCTTGGACTCCAAGGGCCGCATCCAGGTCGAGCCGAAGGATGACATCATCAAGCGGTGCGGACGGTCCCCGGACAATGCCGACGCGCTGCTGCTGGCCTACTACAACGGGGTCACACCGCGCATGCGGTTCCTGTGACTCAAGGGGAGATCATGGAACATTCCGACCTCGTGCGTGAGCTGACGAAGATGGCTGACACGCTTGTCTGGGCAGAGAAGTACCTGACTCTGGAAAACGAGGCTAACGCCGCTCTGCACATGAACGAACGCGTCTTCTACAGTCCACTGACGGCGCAGGTTCATGAGTGCAATCTTGCGCTGACCAGGGTTCTTTCTGACCTTGCCGCTGAGGACGCGTGATGTACGAGGACTACGTGAGCTATCACGCTCGCGTCCTGGAGGGTGTGCGGACAGCACGCGTGAAGGCCATCGTGGAGATGCGGCTGCCCCGGGATCAGTACGAGGCGTCTTGCGTGCATCACGACGTTCCTGCCGTGGCGCTGTGGGTGCATTCCGACACGGGCGAAGTATCGCCGCTGTGCAACGAGCACCTGCGGGCCAGTCTGGAGGAATACGACCGCGAGGCTGAGAGTTATCCGCCAGCGATCGTCCCACTGAAGCGGGTGGACCGATGAACGACCGGAACACGCGCAGAACGCTTCTGCCGAAGCTGAACCCGGATGCTGGCGCAGCGATCGCTTCCGGCCTCCTGGCCCTGGGTGCCGTCGCACTGATCGCCTACGGCATCGCGATGATCTACCTTCCAGCAGGTGTAATCGCTGGCGGTGTCGCCCTCGCTGTCTTGCAGTGGTACTTCTTCGGTGGCAGATGACTCGGTCGCGGGCCGTCGCGCCATAGCGTGGGCCGGATGGGACGGCCCGCGTCGAGCCAGTGAGATGACACCACTGAGTACGACTGTATGGAAAAGTTAAGAGCAGTCAACGCTTGTGACAGCGCTTCTTCCGGTGTGCACGGAAGGAGCGCTAGTTCTTTTCAGCACGTACACGGGACCTGTCGCCGTGATCACGGCCTCCTCCCCATCCAATCTTCTCGGCGCGCACGCTGGGGTGGCGGGGGTCGGTGAGCTCGATGTTCCTGCCGATTGCGCGCAGGTACGCCTGAACCACGTTGAACCGGACGTTCGGGAAGTCCTTCTCGATCTGACCGACGCGCGCCTTGTGCACTCCCATGCGACGCGCCACCTCCAACTGCGACAGCCCCTTGAGGCGTCGCAGGTCGGCAAGCAGCAGTTCGGTCGTTTCTGTCACTTCTGTCTCTTTCTCTCGAACGTACGAGCGGGTAACCCCACTCTATCTCATGCGTAAGGAGCGTCCATGGCACGCACGCTGCTCGGCGCGCTCCCCTTCCTGAAGAACAAGGCCCCTGTCCCATACGTACCCAGTGGTGTGGGCAGGCGGGGATGGATGCCCGCCACCTCTTCCACTGGCGGCATGCAGGCGCAGATGCAGGCCGTCGAGCGCGTGGGCACGCTCTTTGCGATCGTCGACCGGATTATCACCGCGTACTCGCAGGTCGAGTGGCGGTTGTACCGGGTCCCCAAGGACGGACGCCGCCGGTACGACCCCGGGACCTCCGGAACGCAGGACCCGCGGGTCGAGGTCACCAAGCATCCGGCGCTGGATCTGTGGAAGCGCCCGAACCCCTTCTTCTTCGGATCAGCCTTCCGTGAGTCGTGCCAGCAGCACGAGGAGTTGACCGGAGAGCAGTACTGGCTCATCGTAAAGAACCGCTTCGGACTCCCCCAAGAGCTGTGGTTCGTACGACCGGACCGTATGGAGCCAGTACCCGATTCCAACAACTTCCTGGCCGGGTACATCTACCACGGTCCCGGTGGTGAGGACGTGCCGCTCAAGACGGAGGACGTGATCTTCCTCCGTCGTCCTCACCCATCAGACCCTTACCGCGGGCTTGGTGCTGTCCAGTCGATCCTCGGCGACCTGGACGCCCGGTATCTGTCCACCGAGTACAACCGGAACTTTTTCCTTAATTCGGCGACTCCTGGTGGTGTCATCGAAGCCGAGAACAACATCTCGGACGAGGACTTCAATCAGTTCCAGGCACGCTGGTCGGAAACCCACAAGGGCGTCGCCAACGCACACCGCGTGGCGATTCTCGAAGCTGGAATGAAGTGGGTCGACCGTAAGTACACGATGGACGACATGCAGTTCGTCGAGCTGCAGGAAGCGTCCCGCGAGACGATTCGCGAGGCTTTCGGTTTCCCGAAGGCCATGACGGGCGCTACCGACGATGTGAACAAGGCCAACGCCTATGCCGGTGAGGTCATGTTCGCCCGGTGGATGACGAAGCCGCGCCTTCTGCGCACCAAGGAAGCACTGAACACCTTGCTGCTCCCCATGTATGGGCGTTCTGCTGAGGGCCTCGAATTTGACTTCGTGAACCCCGTACCGGAAGACGACGAAATCTCGGCACAGGTTCTGTTCAACAAGGCGCAGTCGGCGAAGTACCTGGCCGACACGGGGCTGTGGGAAGCGGAAGACATTCTCGTCACCGTTGGGCTTCCCGCGATGCGCGAGCTCCCCGAGCCCCGCCCTGCTGCTTCTGCTGGCGGAAAACAGCCTGTCCAGGAGCACGCCGAACGGCCTGCCGAAGAGCCGACACCGCCGGTTTACATCGAAGAAGAACGCAGACCTGATGAAGAACTGAAGCCCACAGGGCGGGCTCCTCTTCATCGGGGCTGGACATCGCCGCCCGAGGAGGCGACTCAATGAGCTGGATCGAGCTCGTGGCTCAGCGCCGTTCTCCAACGGCACCGCCTGGCCTGAAGCCGCCAGAAAATGCGGCCGACTGGTACACCATCAGCAACTCTGCGACGGAGCCGGACGCAACCGACGTCTATGTCTACAACGACATTGGTGGCTGGTTCGGACTGTACGCGGATGATTTCATCGGTGACTTCTCCAAGATCACATCGAAGAACATCAACCTGCGCCTGAACTCCCCCGGCGGAAGCGTCTTCGAGGGTATCGCCATTGCCAACACCATTCGGGCTCACCCCTCGAATGTGACGGTGTACGTGGACGGACTCGCCGCGTCCATCGCGAGCATCATCGCGCTGGCTGGCGACAAGCTCGTGATGATGCCGCAGTCGCAGTTCATGATCCACGACGCGTCCGGCATGTGCTACGGCAACGCCTCCGATATGGAGGACATGGTCAAGCTGCTGAACAAGCAGTCCCAGAACATCGCCGAAGCGTATGCGGACCGGGCTGGCGGCACCGTGGACGAGTGGCGCGCTCTGATGAAGGCGGAGACCTGGTACACCGCGAAGGAAGCGGTGGCGGCCGGTCTCGCTGATGCGGTTGGCACGTCGCAGCAGCCTTCTGAGGACGAGCCGGATCAGGACGATGCCCCCACTGTTGCACCGTCGCCGAAGCAGAAGATGCGCAACGTCTCCTCGTGGGATCTGGCTGCGATGTTCCGCTACGCAGGACGCGAGAAGGCTCCGACTCCGAAGAACATCAGCAACGTCATGCGGCAGTTCGACGAGGGCGACCGTGTGGCCGCGATCGTCAAGCACGAGCCGGAGCACACCGTCGGCCGTATCGCCGTCGTCAACGGCAACGCCTACGGCATCATCTGGGACCAGCCGGACGACGACACGGCTGAGAACAACACCGACGTCTACCGCTGGTACACCGACGACGAGCTGCAGTTCGTCGCCGAAGGCGAGGATGGTGGCGGTGAGGACGGCTATGACGAGGGCGGCGAACCCACCAAGGAAGAGCCGCTCTTGCCAGGCATCTCGCACCCTGGCGGTATTCCGCTGGCACCGCACGCTGATGCCGAGCCGCTGACCATCAAGGTCGGGGACGTCATCACGAAGGACGTCCTGGAAGCTCTGGTCCGTCAGACAATCCAGGCTGAGCTGGCCGTCGTCGAGGGCACCGCCTGCCCGTCGCACTCCACTGCCGTCAAGGCGGGTGCATGGGACGCGGGAGCCAACGAGGGCCATCTCCCTTCGCCTGTGCCACTGGCCACGGTGAAGAAGATGTACGCCTACTACGACGAGGACCAGGTCGAGGACGGCGCAGCGCCCAAGTCGGCGTGCAAGCTGCCCCACCACTTCGTCTCCAGTGACGGCACCCCTGGTGCCGCTTCCATCAACGGCGTGCGCAACGCGTTGGCCCGCCTCCCGCAGACGCAGGGCCTCTCCGCTCAGGAGAAGGCAGCTGCTGAGGCACACCTGCGAAAGCACCTGAACGCCTTCTCAGGCGGCAGCGAAGAGGAGGACCACGTGCACGAGGAGCTCGAAGCCCACGAGCACGAGCACTTCCATGACGCCTCGAAGAAGAGCAAGCCAGCTCCCGACGAGGACGAGGACGAACCGGGTCAGGACGAGGAGCCGGATGAGTCCGGCGACGACGAGCCGGACGGAGACGACGACAACGACGGCGGCTCCAAGAAGTCCACGAAGGCATCGGCTGACGACTGGCCGAGCGTTGTTGCCTTCCTTACCGATTCACCGTCGCCCAGCGCGGACGACGTGTTCAAGAGCCTGAAGGAGGCTTGGTAATGTCCACGCCAGCTGTTCCGCGCAACGACGCTGAACTCGAAGAGATGTTCAACGATGGCTCTGCCATCAAGGACGTCTTCGCCTCGCGCGACAATGCCCTGAAGTTCGTCAAGGAGTATGCGGCCCAGTTCAACAAGGCCAGCCACGGCGATCTCGACTCCCAGATCGAGGCCGCTGTCCAGGACGGCCTGATCAAGTACCTGGCCGCTCAGGGTTCGACCGACGCCAAGGGCGACGCCAAGCGCCTGGACATGCGTCCGGCCACCTCCTCGAAGCACGCTCGCGTTGCCGACAAGTACAACCCGAAGGCTCCCGGTGCGAAGCTCGACGACATGTTCCCGGACGTCCGGGACTTCATGTCCGCGATCTGGCACGGCGCGCGTACCCAGGACGCGATGAACAACCAGCACAAGATCAAGGAGATCATGAACTCCTTCGGCAGCACTGTGCCTGCCGACGGTGGTTTCTTGATCCCTGAGTACCTGCGCTCCGAGCTCCTGCGCGTCGCGCTGGAGAAGGCTCTGGTCCGTAGCCGTGCGCGCGTCGTCCCGATGGAGACGCTGACCGTTCCGTTCCCGATGATCGACACCACGTCGAACGCGTCGAACATCTATGGCGGTGTCACCGCGTACTGGACCGAAGAGGCCGCGTCCCTCACGGACTCCTCGCCGACCTTCGGTCGCGTCAAGCTGGAAGCGAAGAAATTGACGGCTTACTCGGAGATCCCGAACGAGCTCTTCGCTGACTCGATCATCTCGCTGCAGATGTTCATCAACGAGATTTTCCCCGAGGCCATCGCCTGGTTCGAGGACGTTGCCTTCATCCGCGGCAGTGGCGTCGGCGAGCCTCTCGGCTTCCTGAACTCGGCGGCCACGGTCACCGTGAACAAGGAGTCCGGCCAGCCTTCCGGGACCATCGTGTGGGAGAACATCGTCAAGATGTACGCCCGGATGCTCCCGTCCTCGCTGGACTCGGCGGTGTGGATCTGCCACATCGACACCTTCCCCGAGCTGGCCACGATGGCGCTGTCCATCGGTACCGCGGGTTCCGCGATCTGGCTCAACAACGGTGTCGGCCCGGCCCCGATGTCCATCCTCGGCCGCCCGGTCGTGTTCACCGAGAAGGTGAACTCCCTGGGCACCGCGGGCGACATCAACTTCGTCGACCTGAGCTACTACTTGATCGGTGACCGTCAGGCGATTCAGGCCGACACCTCGCCGCACTACCGCTTCCAGAACGACCAGACCACGGTCCGCTTCATCGAGCGTGTCGATGGTCGTCCCTGGATCCAGTCGGCGATCACCCCCAACCAGGGCACCAACACCCTTTCGCCTTACGTGCAGCTGCAGACTCGCTGACGCACCGCATAACTGAACAAGCGAAGGGCTTCGGAATTCGCCGAGGGCCCTTTTTTCATGCCCGGCGAGGCATTGACACCCCTCGCCGGGCATCGCAACGCAGGCATTGGCACCCCTGCGCCAAGACTCGCGCCACACATGAAAGGAGCAGCTCATGTCCATGAGCGCTCTTGGGCGGCTGTTCAACGTGCAGCCCGCCTGCGACGGCGTCTGGATCAACCTCAAGGACGTCGGCGGTGTTGCCTTCCTGGGCTACCTGGCCTCGACTGGCGACACCTACACGCTGCAGGAGGCGAAGGACAACGCTGGTACTGGCGCGCAGAACCTTGCGGTCATCAGCACCTACTTCACCTCCACTGGCAACGCTTCCGACACCTGGACCAAGCAGACCCAGGCGAAGGCTGCGACCGTCACCACGACCAGCGCTGCGGCACAGAGCGCGGTGGTCTTCGAGGTCAACATGTCCTCGCTGGACGACGGCTACAGCTACGTCAAGGTCACTTCGACTGGTGCCGGTACCGTTACGGCGATCCACCGCGACCTGATGGTCATGCGCAAGCCGAGCAACCTTGTGAAGATGGGGTGACGTAGATGACCACCATCATCCAGGGCGATCAGCTTCGCGCCATGGAGCTTGGCACTCAGGTTGCCAACGCTTCCGGCAAGACGGTCCCGCAGAACGCCACCAGCACGATCTTCACTGTGTCCGGTGGCCGTGTGGTCGTCACCTCTCTGGTCGGAAAGGTGACCACAGTCATCGCTGGCACCACCCCGAACCTGAAGGTCGTTGCAACCCCCACAGTCGGGTCGGCCAACGACCTGTGCACCGCGACCGCCATCACTGGCGACGAGGTCGGCACCCAGTACTCCATTCCTGGCGCTACGGGTTCCGCTCTCAACGTCTCTGGCAGTGGTTCCGGCGGTGTCACTGGCCAGACCGCTCCGGTCATCGTGGCAGCGGGGACGCTCGGTATGAACGTCTCCGCCTCTGACGCCACAGGAGCGATCCAGTGGGAGCTCACCTACGTTCCGTTGGACAACGGCGCTTCGGTGACTGCTGCCTGACCCCGTTTCACAACCCTCGGAGTAACTGATGTCTGTGAGGACGTGCGCCGACTGCACCACGCAGTACGCGCTTGACTTGGCTGCATGCCCCCACTGCGGCAGCAGTAACTACGCGGAAGAGGGAGTCGTCACCCGACGACTCCCTCTCTTCATCTCGCTCTCCTGCGCCGGATGTGGCCGCGGACCCTGGACGGTCCGTTTGACCAATGTCTCGTCCGGCCTTGTTGAAATCCCGACACTGGCCTGCGCCTCGTGCGGTAGCCGGGTGCCGGTCACCTGGCCGCCCGAGGAGGAGCCAATGCCAAAGATCACCGTTCACAACGGTGCCACGAACGCTCGCGAAGAGGACGTCTCCCCGGCCTCTGACGCGAGCGAGCCCCAGGACGTAGCCGAGGACGTCCTGGGGCTCCCTACTTCTGGCGAAGAGGTCGCCGATGAAGACGATACTCCCGCCAAGGACGAAGGTACTGAGGCTGAGGAGACCGTCGACTACGACGGCATGACCCTTGCCGAGCTGCGTGAGGAAGCCTCCAAGCGCGAGGTCCCTTCGTACGGGTCGAAGGCGCAGATCATTGAGCGCCTCAAGGAGTCTGACGGCGAGCCTGAGGACGAGGCGGAGTAATCCATGTCCTGGTGGCAGCTTCCGAGCATCAAGGCCGAGGCGATGGCCTACAAGTTGTGGGAACGGACGAATCCTCCGCTGGCCTGCCCTTTCGACGGCGAGCCGTTGCGCGACACTCCGCCGAGTGAGCCTGGCGGGAAGTTCTGTCCCCTGGGCAACTATCGCTGGCCGCAGCAGCCACGACTCATCTGACGAAGGGGCGGGTGGAGAGGTCAGATGACTATCACAACTGGCGTCTACGCCACCCGTGAGCAGGTGAAGCGGGCCCTGGACATCGGGGAAACCGCACGTATCAACAAGAACATCGACAGGGCCCTCGTTTCGGGAGCACGCCGAATCGAGGGCCTCTGCCATCGGATCTTCTACCCGCGCCTCGCCACCAACTACTTCGACTGGCCGAACTTTCAGCGAGCCGTTCCGTGGCG